GGCCCTGTGCAGAAGTTTCAAGAGGGATCAGGGGGCCCAGTTACACCAGCCTCTGTTACACCAGCCTCTGTTGATGATAACACTGACGCTAACACTAACACGGGAGACTCTACAGGAGGAACTCTTGATAATATAGGAGGGCAAGGAGGGGATCTCTATGGTACGGAGTCTTCTCTATCTAGCTGGGCGGGAGACTACGTTACTAGTATGTTAGGCAGAGGCCAAGCATTGTCAGAAACGCCTTATGATGCTTATGAAGGGCCACTTTCCGCAGGTGCTTCTGACTTACAAGAGCAGGCGTTTACCAGCTCAGGACTGCTAACTGCACCCGAGGAAATGGGTACTTATACCCCTACTACTTTCGGCGCAGAACAAGCTACAACGGCTATGAACCCATACCTTATGGAGTCAATTAACCCCCAGCTCGACGAAGCGCGTAGGCAATCAGAAATAGACCGTGTGGCTAACGCAGGGCGACTTACTAAAGCTGGTGGTTTTGGTGGTTCTCGCCAAGCTGTTATGGAGGCTGAAAACACCCGTAACTTACAGCGTAACCTTGCCGACATAACTGGTAAAGAATACGCACGAGCCTACGATGTAGGGCGGCAGCAGTTTAATACTGAACAAGACCGGGCTATGAAAGCGCAAGACGCTTCCAACAGGTATGGGTTTGACGTTATAGGGTCGCAACAAGGGCTAGGCTCTATAGATAGAAGCATCGAATCTGAAGGTATGAAAGCGGACTACTTGCAGTTTATGCAAGAAAGAGACTACCCCCTAAAGCAAGTACAGTACATGCAGTCCCTGTTGCAAGATATGCCCTTAACAGCGCAAGCAAACGCGTACTCTTTGCCCAGTAGCGGTTCAGACCTAGCGGCAAATATGGAGGGTATAACGGGGTTGCTAAAGTTACTTGGACTTGGTGGCAGTAATACTAAGAAAGACTCCACTTCCACTGATAGTAATTCATCAACTTCTACGGTAGGTTCCTAATGTTTAATGATGATTTTAGTAAAAATGTCAGCCAAACCGCCGATGCGTATCGCGGCAATCCGGCGAAGTTACAGAAAGAGTACAAAATAAACAATGATTTAGCAAAGTTAATTGCGTACCAACAGCTAACTACAGAAGCTAATGACCTAGCTAACGCAGCCAAACTACGGGAAGCCCAGCAGCCTAACTCTATTAAGCAACAATACGAAGACAAGTTAGTGCAAGAAAAGACAAACAGCCTTATGAATAGAGTAGATCAGGTAGCGGGCATACCTCAAAACTTGCAGCGCCCCCGTCCCCAAGGACAGAATCAGCGCCCTCAAGGTATTGCTGCGGCTCAACGCCCTCCTATGGCTCAAGGTCAACGCCCTCCTATGGCTCAAGGTCAACGCCCTCCTATGGCTCAAGGTCAACGCCCTCCTATGGCTCAAGGTCAACGCCCTCCTATGCCTAGTATGGGTATGGCTCAAGGTGGCATTGCATCGTATAACTACGGTGGCCCTGTGCAGAAGTTTCAAGCGGGTAGTAATGATCCTGTTGAAGTTGATGCGCTTACAGATGCAATGAATCGATATAGTAGTTCACAAAATAATGGTGCCAGCAACGTTGACTTAACAACAACAACAACTACCTCTACTGACGCTGACTTTGGAAAAATTATAAAGGACATTACAGGTAAAAATTTAAGGGATCTAGGTAACCTGCCTGAACGCACAATGAGTACAAATGCTATAACTGAAGCACTTTCAAAAAATGAACCTGAGCTTATGAAAAGACTCCGAGAGCAGGCTAACCTAGACCCAGATCAAGCTAGGACAGACAAAGCTGCGGAACTAACAGGTAGATACATGCCTGAAGAAGAAGAAAATAACCCGCTAGCAGTTTTAAAGCGGCAAATAGAAGAGCAGAAAAAACAAAAAACCGACATACGAGACCCAGATAGGGTTAGAAGAGAAGATAACCAGACTTACATATCTGCTATGGCTCTAGGTGGCCCACGAGGTTATTCACGGGCGATGAACAAACTACGAGAAAATAGGTCAGAAGGAGAGAAAGAAGCAATGGCTAATGTTTCTAAGCTACAATTAGCCAGAACTAGTAAACGGCAGGAGCTACTGGAAAAGGTAGACGCTGGAGCGGCGGCAGAATTTAAAGACGTATACGCCGCGCATAAGAGCGCAGCCGACTCCATAGCTAAGATGAGTTCAGAGGGTATAAAGCTCGAGCAAGACCACTTTAAGATGATGCTCGAGAGGTCTAGCGCTACACTTAGATCCGCAATTGCGGCAGCCAACGGTATTGTTGCCTCTCAGATGAAAGTAATCCAGCAAGAAAGTCTATCTTTAGAAAAATTAAAAGGCGCATATCAAGTCGTTTCAGATGCGAAGTTCAAAGTTATGACAAATTTGATCGAGTCGCAAAAGATGGATCGTATGTCTATTAAGGTCGCAAAAGATAACTACAATAAAAACAAAACATCTCCAACAGCTATAGAGGCCTATAACACAGCCATAGAAAGGCAAGAGGAATTAGATAAGTTTGTAGCGGAGCAAACTCAGGGAATGAAAACCTTTATAGAGGCTTACACGCAAAAAATGCTAGAAATTGGCGCAAATGGTTAAATAACTTGTTCTAGTGTAGTATGAGCATAAGTCATGGGGCGGGTCTACGCCCCAAACAAACATAGGTATTACGTACATGCGCGAGTTAGAAAACCTAAACGCTATGATTAGCAGAGCGGACGCTGCTGGGGACACAGACGCAGTGCGCATTTTTGAGCTAGAGCGTTCTAGAATATTTAAAGAAGAATCTGGCTGGATACCTTCGGCTATAGTACGCGCTAAAGCCGCCGAAGACTTTGCTGCTGTCGATTTATTGCAAGGCCACCTTGATGGCTTTAGCCTACCTCCGATTACCGCCCCCCCAATAACCTTTCTCGATGACCGCGCCCCCGCTCCCGAGGAAAAAAATGACTCTAGTATTGTAGAGAACTTACTAGCAGGTGCGCAGGTAGGTGCTATCGGACTGCTTGAAACTTCCGCTTTAGGTGCGGTTGCTTTGCAGGAAGAAGAGGCGGAATTAAAGAGTAGGGAGTTTATTCAGGGAGCTGCGGAGGGTCTAAAAACTGATGCGGGTAACCCTGATGATTTCTCTTATAAATTAGGAACTGGTCTCGGTTCCGTAGCGGGCGCTCTAGGAGTAGCTGCGGCTGCTACTTACGCGGCAGGATTTGCTGGCGCATCTGCCCTTACAGCGGGTGCTTTGGGGGTAGGCGCTTCTGTACTAACAACTATAGGTGCGGGCGCGGGCGAAGCTAGCGAAAGGGCAAGAGAATTTGGTGCTACCGAAGAAGAAAGAAATATTGCCACGCGCAAAGGAGGGGCCATAGGTTCGCTTGAAATGGTTCCTGCGGTTAAAATACTAAATAAAATTCCCGGCACCAAAGAAATATTTAAAAAACTTCAAAATACACTAGATAAAATAGACGTTGATAATATAAGAGGGGGGCGTGCAAGCAGCGCACTTTTAACTGGGGCGGCGGAAGCTACTCAAGAGACTTTGGCAGCGGTAGCGCAAAACGCCACTGCTAAAGGGTATAATATTGACCAAGAACTTATAGATGCTGGAGTTATAGAAGAAGGGCAAGTAGGTGGTGCTACTGGTATTCTATTGCAGTTTATAACCGACTCACTTACACGTAAATCAAAAGGAGTACGTTCAACTCCTGACTCAGACCAACCGCAAACCGATTCCCAGAAGAACCTTGATCTGTCCCTCGACGACCCACAGATGCAGCTAGATTTAGGTGCTACCGAAACGCCTGACTCTCCTTATACTGATGAAGAGCTCGACAAGTTGCTAGACAAAAAGTTGTTTAGGGACGAAAAAACTGGAGACCCTTATGCTATTAGTGAAGACGGTACTCGTGAGTACTACCTAGATACGCGTGAGCTAGCCAAGTTAGTAAATACTGACCGCCGCCTAACAGATACAGAAGAAAAGAAAATACTTAAATTTTTAGGTTGGAAGCGTACGTCCAAAGGGTTTGAAACCGAAACCGATATGGCGACTAACCTGACTCCCGAGCTTAAAGCATTTTTAAACAAGATGAGAGATAGAAAGACAGACTCAGAAATAAAAATAGGGGCAGAGGCAGACCTAGGATTTATAAAAGACCTGTCACAAGCAGATCAAGCGGCTTTGTTTGAGGACATGACCGAAGTAGAACAGGAAGCATTTACTGCTAGAACTTTACGGGAGCAGGAAGCTGCTGAAGGAGAGGCTATAACTCTTGCCGCAGACCGAGAAAGCGGCGAGATTACTCCTAGAGAAGATGACTTTATAAGTCAAATAGAGGCCTCCGAAAACGCTGAAATACAGGAATTGGTAGACGAAGACACTTATGCGGAAATACAAGCAGAAGAAGATGCTAAAGCCGCAGACCAAAGACGCACCGCAGATCAAAGGATAGCGTTGGAAAAAGAATCTGAGCTAGAAACTATTACAGAAAACGTAGCAGGGCGTGCAGTATCCGACGCCGCTCGGCGTAGAGAAGCCATACTACAAGAAGTTATAGAGCAGAACCCCACAAACAATTACAACTCTTTAGGTAAAGCCTTTCAAGGTGCGTTAGAAGCCGAGGGTGTGACAGACTCAATAATTACTGAGACAGAAGCAGGGGCCATACAGAAAGCGGTGAACTTACAAATTGCTGACCGTGATTCTGAAGCGGAAAGACTAGCTGAAGTTCAAAGGGAAGAAGAAAATTTGGTTGCAGCAGACTCTGACGTGTCTGAGATGGAAGCCTTAATACCTGAAAAAGGAGCCAAGCGTGGAACTACTACAACAACTGACTCAGAAAGAGATAGAAGTGGCGTTCAAGATAGTGCAACAGTCGTGGCAGGGAGAGAGACCCCTGAAGGTACCGGAAGTGTTGCACCAACTGACGTTACAGGATTGGACAGCACTATCGACAGCGCTGAACCTGTTGGAACGGGAAAAGGAATTGAGCCTAATACACTAATAGGAACGTCCGAAGCAAAGCCCAAAGCAAAGCCCAAAGCAAAGCTCAAAGCAAAGCCCAAAGCAAAGCCCAAAGCAAAGCCCAAAACTGCTGCGGCGGTAGAAACGCCCGTAGTAGAAACAGTTGCGCCCGTAGTAGAACCAGTTGCGCCCACAATTAATTCCGAGACAGGTAAGTTTAGATTCACTAGTAAGGCTCGATTTAAACTTAAACCTCATGCGGATTCGGGTAGTGACGTGTCTAAGGGTAAAGTACTAAGAAATACTCCCAGAAAACCACAAGCCCCCCGAGGGTATGACGAATCTCAGACGGAAGCGTATAACTTAAAAAGTAGAGTGAATAGGTATTTTAATCAATTTGACGACCTTGATAGTGCTTTAGATAGCGCCATCTATGACGTAGCCGACCCTAAAAGTGTCGTATACACTAAGCCCACTGCAAAGTCATCTGACCCAGACCCCCTAGCAGCTAACCTCCAGTTTACGGGCGGAGAAAATGGTAAAGCGGTATTGGAATGGGCGAAACAAAATTTAAGCTCTGAAACCAATACTCAGATAAACGAGCGACTAGCTACCGTAAAGAAGGATATAGAGAACGCGGAAGAGGGAATAATAAAGAAAGACGAGGCAGAAGCAGCAGATGCAGCTCAGTTGGCAAAAAGAAAGGAGGACGAAAGCCTACAAATACTTACCCCCGAAGCACAAAAAGAAGCAGATATAGAAGCCGCAGAAGCAGAGGATGCACTAGACGCCGAGGGTAGGGTAGAAGCGACTCGTGCTAATACAGCAGATAAAAGCGTGGGGAAAAAGAAAGTAAGTAAGCGGAAATCCGCTCAAGAATCTGCGGATGCTAATTTCGTCAAGACAATAAACGCTAAGGTAGATTTTACCTCTACTAATAACAAAGGGCTACTGACAGCCACGGCTAAACGTAATGTAGAGCGTGCGGAATCCTACGCCAACGCTAGTAGTGACCCCGAGGCTAACTTGAAAGAGCTAGCGGGAGTGCTTGCTAAAAAACGCTTTGAAGCTAAAAAAGCCAAAGCCGCAGCCGCAAAGAAAACTAAAAAAGATAGGCGCGATGCCAAGAAAGTTTCAGATGCAGAGGCTAACTTAGACGCACGTAAAGAAGTTACGCCTACGCCCAAGACTACAAAGCAAAAAATAATAGATGCTGCGGTGGAAAAGTTTACCAAAATTAAAGGTATAACACCGGAAGACGTGCTAGCGGCCTATTCTATGGCTACGCAGGGTTTACCGACTAGCAGTAGAGAGTCTCAAGCGAAAAAATACTTTGACGGTGCAACGCCGGAAAATATTAGAGAAAGCGCAAAGTTATATAAGCGGGGGAAAGAACTTGAGTACGACTTTCTAGAACTAGACGTGGACGTAGCCGCCACTATGGATACTAACTTACCTAAAGACGTTAGGGAGCTATTGTCTAAGGGAGATTTACCCGGCGCTATGCGGGCACTAATGGAATCTTCTACTAACAAACGCGTAAAACAAATAATACGAGCGCTTTCTAGTAGCGTTGAGGGAGTAAATGTAGAAGTAGTAAACACTAAAGACTTAGAAAGTATAGGTATTGTTGCTAGAACAGATGACAACATAGTAGCGGGGGCTTACGACAGCGAGTCAAATACTATATTTATTAATTCTGATGTAGCCCCTACAGGGCATACTCTTTTGCATGAGACGACTCATGCGGCTACTGTAGGAGTGCTTGGCAATCCATCGCACCCGACCACCAAGAAGTTACAAAAACTGTTCGATGACTTGCAAGGTAGTATGCAGGCTTTTCCCAACATAACTAATCTACGTGAGTTTGTAGCAGAAGCGTTTAGCAACCCTGAGTTCCAACTTAGACTGTCCGAAATGGATGTCAAAGGTAAGCGATACACGGCGCTAAGGGCATTCTACGATGCAATAACCAACCTAGTCCGCAGTGCTATAAACCGTGTTAGTGGCGCAAACTTACAGCTTAGTGGTTCCGCGTTAAAAGCTACGGATCAGGCTATATTAAGCATACTCCCAGTTAACGCTGATACGCGTGGTATATCTGTACTTAACGAACTAGCGTTGGAATCTGTTTCTGGCGGTGCGGCTACTACTTCTCCACTAGCGCAGGCTATAGCTAGGAATATACGGACAGACCCTAAAAGTAGGCAGGCATGGCTATTAGACATAAGAAATACCTTATTCGATGTCTTTGAACTAGCTCAGAAACCTACTAAGACAGCACTAGGCGCACTTGACTTACAAACTTTAGGAGACGTGGCTAGAAAAACAAAGTTTGGGCAGTTGGGGTATGACTTGCTTGAGTTAGTTAATAAACAGCGGGCGGACTTAACGCGTAGCGCAGAAAATGTAGACAAGGTAGTCACACAATTTAGGAAGTGGGTTAGCTCTGTTGATAGTAAGTTGGTTGATAGCTACAACACTCTAATATACAACACTCAGTTTGGTGCTACGTTATACGGTGTAGACCCCGAAATAGGTACTACTGCCAACCCAGAACCCGCAAGGACTAAGTACGAAGGTAAAGTATCAAACGATGGCAAAGATTTGTTTGAGGTATGGTTATTACAGCGTAAGCATTGGGACGCCCTAGGAACAGAAGGGCAGGAGCAATTTAGAACTCAACGTAAGATGTACAAGCAAATGTACGACGATCTGCTGGATGTAATATTTGGAAAGATAGACGAGGCTACGGGCGGTAACAAAGAACTTAACGTGAAAATGAAAGAGAGGGTATACAGAGAACTTGCTTCCAAAGGCGAGTTAGATGTTTACTTCCCATTAGTACGTGAAGGAAGGCACAAAGTATCGTATAGCATAAATGTAACGGACGAGAACGGACGAACTACAAAGCAACCTGTCTTCCTAATGTTCGAGACAAAAAGAGAAGCTAGAGCAGCCCAGCTTGAAGCAAGTAAGGAAGCTATTGATGGCAAAGTCGAATACTTTAACGGTAACTTCGGGAAAAGCGCATTTAACAGTGCTCCTTCTGGTTCTCTTGTAGCGGAAGTGCTACAGCTACTAAAGGATAATAAGGTGGACGCTGATGTAAGCGCCGAAGTAATGCAGTTGTTCGTATCCGCCTTACCTGAGTCCTCCTTCGCTAAGTCCATGCAAGGGCGTAATAACGTATTCGGGTTTATACCTAATACAGACGTAGCTTTACGCAAGAAAGGTTACTCTCTAGCCGCGCAGATAGTCAAGCTCAGAGGTAGTGCTAAGATAAATGCTATTAAAGAGAAGATAAACGAAGCGTATGCAGAACCATACGCGGGCGACAATCAGTGGCAGTCTGAAACTCTACGCAATTACGTGCTAGAGGAACTAATTGACAGGGCAACATTTTCTATACAAGGGGCTGACAATAAGTTTACAGACTCGCTGGCAAAAAGACTTAACCAAATTGCATTTATTTACACCATTGGTTTTAATGCTTCGTCTGCACTTGTTAACATGTCTCAGATAGGCCTGTTTATAATACCTAATTTAGCCCCTAGGTTTGGCTTAGAAGCTACGATGGCATCTTTTATTAAGGCGTCTAAGTATGTGGGGTCTAATATGGCGCGTATAGACAAAGACTACGATGTGAAAGAAGTCAGGACTACGCGCAACGATAAGACCGTTATTGAACTACAAGTAACTTTAAAAAACGCAATCCGTAAGGACATACTAGGACTTGCAGAAGGTGACCTCTCTTCTATGTCCGAAGTCGATGCGCAAGCCAAAGTAGACGAACTAGAACGTAACATACCTATAATTAAACTTGCCTTGGAGCAGGGGCTAATAAACACCACCGTGGACATGGACGTAGCCGCCGTAGCGGATAACAAAGGAGAAGCGCCAAAAACTACGGCGGAGAAGTTACGCAGCCTTACTTCTTGGGGCGAAGCATCTGCGTTTATGTTTAATTTCGCAGAAAAATTTAACCGCCAGACAACTCTGCTAGGTTCTTACGACCTAGTACTACAGGTAATGGAGTCCAACAAAAGGATATACAGCAAGCTCCAAGGCAAGTACGTTGCCGTACCTAGTAGCCGCGCTGCAAAGAGAGAAATGGCCGCGAGGGAGGCGGCTTACATCACCCACGAAACCAACGGCGGCGCTACTTTAGAAACTACACCCAGACTCATACGCGCAGGGCTTGGTAGGATAGCGGGTATGTACAAGAGTTATGGCCTACGTATGTGGACAACTATGATAAAAAGTTTTGCAGACATATTTAGGGAAGCAGGGCGTACCAAAACTATGTCTAAGGCAGAGTTAAGAGAGATACGTACTTTAGGGGCTAAACAACTTGCAACTGTGTTTGTATCGTCGGCGGCTTTCGCTGGCATACAAGGAGTTCCCATATACGGGCTTATCGCTATGATAAGTGACTTATTTACTGATGACGATGAAGATAAGTTTAGAGGTAGTACTCTATATGAATTAACTGACTTGTTCTCCGCTAATTCTAAGCACGGGCAGATGTTGTACAAAGGGCCACTTTCGTACTACTCCGGCGTGGACGTGTCTAACCGTGTAGGGCTGTCTAACTTGTTACTTGGGGATAGTAGATACTTGAGAGACCCTGCCCCAGAAGAATTAATGTTTCTTTATCTTGGTGGCCCTTCTGGGAGCACCCTTAAAAAAATGATTCGGGGTGTGGAAGATATTAAAAGAGATAACTGGCAGAGGGGTATAGAGCAGTTTTTGCCCACAGGAGTTACAAATGTCTTGAGAGTACTACCTTATGGGCGTTTATACGAAGACAGAGGGTACTACACCCGAGGCTATAGCGGAGAAAGTGGGCAAGTAATATCCGGCAACCTTACTGGGAAGGACTTGCTAATGTCTGGCTTAGGGTTTCCTCCTTTAGAGTACGCCTTGCAATCGGAATCGAATTCTCGTAAGAAGAACTTAGACATAGGTATAAACGCGAGGAGAAAAGAATTATTAGCAGCTCACACCGGATCGTATATAAACAGTGACACCAATGGTATGCAGGAGGCTATGACACGTATAGAGGAATTTAATAAGGATCATCCCTTTGTGGTAATAGAGCAATCCACCATTTTTGCTAGTATAGAATCGGCGCAAAAAAGAGCACTAGAAAGTGATTCGGGAGTAAATATTGATCCTAGACTTAGGGAACGGTTACGAGCGACAGAGTCCTTAGGTGGCCCCATACCAAAATAAAAAACCCCCTGTCGCCTCGGAAACGAGCAGGGGGTTGAGGGGGTACAACCGAAGTGGGTCAGGGGAATGTCCCACTACGTCCCACATAGTATCATATAGTCCGCCAGATACGTATACCTAATCTGCCATTTTCTATAGCTATCTTTGCCTTAACTTGCCATTGCTTACGGTTAAGCACCTTTACAACTTGTTCTTTCGCTGCCTGTGTGTTGATGCATGGTATAAAGACTGACGCTCCTACATGCATAGCGTCCCAGTTTGTTACGATTTTTATTCCGTCGGGCGATAAATCATCTACTAGTAACACGTTACTGTGTACTCACATCCAGCTTAGAGCAGTCCACAAATAGTACATGCGATAAGCCTAGCCTAATCGACGTACCCTTACTGAGTCTGATCTTAGTAGTCTTCGCCTCAAAATCATCTTTCAGTTCCTGCATAAACGACCCATAATTTATCTGCTGCTGCCCACACCACTTTTTCAGCGGCTTAGGTAGCAAATACGCGTGCTTTAGATCAGTCTCATACCTTCCGATCAATCTTACTTTCGGGTCTAGTTCGGGGATGACTAAATCGTCCATGCCATTACCCTGATTCTTGCGTAAGTCGTCAGTGCTTTTGATTTTAAGTATGCTACCCCAATGCTCGTGTATATAGTCGTTGAGTGTGTCTCCCGCAGAAGAACTCATATCGGCCACAGCATTCATATTCTCACGTAGTAGCTTAATAATGTACTTAAACAGCTTATTAGTATCGTAGTTAACTAGCCCTATCTTCTTAGCTACAAGCACTCCTGTAAGGTTATTTGCCGCACCTGCTGACCAGAATCGGTTTTCCGCTGTAAGCCCCGCCGCTTCATCTATTTTGGCTTGCACTGAGTCGCGTAGTTTCTTTACTTCTTCTAAGTTACTCATAACGTACTGTATGTAAACCGTTCCGGCGTGGCCGTATATACTCACCGCGTTTTGCGCGTGGGCATCGGTAATACTCTTGGTACCCGCTTCCTTAAACAGTTTAACTGCCTTAGTCTCAAGCATACGCTGCGCTTCGGCCTTCGGCCCGTTCTTGTACATACTTATCTTTTCTATAATACTAGTATTGCCCGTGGTGACAGCTAACAGGCTCCAAGGCTTACCCCGTGCCCGTTCTGTATTTGCTCCACCACCTGTCATACGGTTTCTCTGCTTACCCCCAGACAGTTGATACACCATGTCTGATAGGTCATCGCCTTTAGCGTTGGTCATCTCATCAATGTACAGTGGTAAGTTATGGTATACCTCTCCACGTAACATTCTGGAGTTCTGCGTATCGTTCTTATCAAGCACTAACTCTTCGGGTTTGCCCCATACGGACGCTCCTACGTACATAGCGGTAGTCTTACCAAGGCCACTCTCTTTACTATGCACGTGGAACCCCGAACAAGCTATAGGACTAAGTGCCATAAGGGGTGATCCGAATGCAGATGCAACCATATACTGGTGCAGTTCAAATCCATCACGGTCATAGAAATTAGCCATGTCGATCCACTCTTGCAGAGTACCCTTGGGTTCAAATGCATGAAACAACCCCGCTGTGGGGGTAGAGGGAGGATTGGCCTTTATACTATCCGCGAATATTTCTTGGTTACCTACTACAAACGATGTATAGGAATCGTCAGTCCATCCAAATTGCCTACGCGCCTCCGATGCAATGCTAGTAGCTTGTAACTCGTTTACCCATGTTGTCATGTAAGCCATAAGTTCATCCATTCTTGAGACAGCCACACCATTCATGGACATCTGCTTTCGTAATTCTTCTTTAGAAGTAACAGAGGTAAGTGGAATAGTAAACTCTCTTACCCCATCTTTAGGTAGGTGCAGCCTAACCACTACAGCCTCACCCATCTCTACATCTTGTATGCGCTTAACTACGTATAGGTCATTGTGATATACAACCTTCTCGTCGGGATCGCCCTCTGCGTTAGTAGTACGCATATACACCCCACCATTTGTACCCCTAAAGAAGGGCCTAGGGTACGCCGGAATAACATAGGTGGTAGTTGGAGCGTTCGGTAGGTCTAGTGCTGGCACTTCCACTACATTGTCTTCTTCGGTTGCTTCCATCACGCTACTGCCTAGAACTATGGGGGACTTTATCTTACCCCAGTTGGGGCAGTTTGGGCACACGTCAGGGTTAAACTCGTCAAAAGACGTACACTTATATGGCCCTTTAATAAGTTCCATCTTGTCCCGTGTGTCTTCTGGAGTGTAGCCCTCATGCTTTTTAGATATGTTATGTGCTGCCGATTCAGAGTCTACGCAGAACTTGGCTATAGACAACCCTGCCCTCCACATAGGTTCACTGCAAGTCTCTTGGTCTTTCCATATAGTCTTTAGCTGGTCGCAGCCAGTACCGTTTATGGTCTTAATTATAATGTCTTTAAACTTATTCTGCCTGTTACCCAGCAGCGCATCCATGACCGCGTTACTCCCAGAGGGGATCATCTTCTTAGGGACTGGTATCAACCCACCCCCAAGTAACGCAGAAAACTTGTCGAAGTCTACGTCATCAGGATGGTCATCCGCGAGAAACTCTACGGGGGAAGGAGGGGTAGTCTTATAGTTATGTGTAGTAGGTACGCGCAGTACCCTAGCAGCATCGGCGGTGACAGCGGGGTCAGCCAATAGCCCGTGTTCAGCACATAACTTCTTTAGACGCTCCGCTACAGGTAGCCAGTCATCTAACCCTACTGGCTCAGAAAGAAACCAATATGCGTGAATGCCCCGCCCAGAGTTAACTAACTTAGGTTTTGGTAGCGATAACGTCTTACAGAACCCCTGTAATGCTACTAGGGCTTCATCTTGACTTGGGTAGTCCTTAGTCTCGCCACAATCTAAGTCTAGAAAGAAAGACTTTAGTTGTTTCACGTTAGGAACTTTACGTGAGTTGTTCTCTTCAAACGTGGCTAGCGCAAAGTAAGCATCGTATCCCTTACTGTCTAAGTCACGTGCGGCATCTGCCATATCCCCTACGGAAGTGTAGAACTTTTGTATCCGTCTGTCGTCTTTAGTGCGAAACGAAAACAGACAGTAATATCCTTCACTCCCCAGTGTCCGCCTTAAAAAATCTTCTGTGTTCATAATGTATACCTAATTCCGAGAGGCATCGTAGCAGGGGCGCTTGCACGCCCTTTTCGGAAATATTCCTAGCTACAGTTAAGGTGTTACAGGGACAGTATCAGTCGTCCCAGTCGGCTACTATGTCAGCCAGCGCATCATCAGATGCTTTTGGTGCGGGAGCCTTCTTCTTAACTACTTTTTTAGGCTCTTCGACTTTTGCAGTTTCATCACCCCCAAACAGTTCGTCGGTAACTACTTCCGCTGGTGCGGCGGGTGCAGTGGGGGGCACTACTTCAAATGGGTTATCTTCTGCGGAGAACTGAAACCCTCCTTCGACAGCGCCAAACGGAGATGCAGCTTCCATAGGTACGTACTTGATTACCTGTACGGCACGTATTCTAAGGGATACCCCTGCCTCACGCATGTTATAGGGAGTAAACGTAACTGCCACGTTGACAGTACTACCCGTGGTAAGCATGAAGTCGGCTGGTAGTTTAACGCCTTTACTATCATACTGTACAGGTTTAAACGTAGCATCTTTACCGTACGCCCCTTTTAGGGATGCTTTATGAGAATACGATCCGTCTTCTTCTTTCTTGAAGGGCATATCAAACTTGTCAGGCCATCCTTTTTCTTTCTTAGATTCGTATGCTGCAACCATCTCTACAAAGAGAGCCTTAGCTTGGTCTTTAGTCATGCGGAAACGTGTCTCGTACTTAGCGCCTTCGTCAAACGCGTCACACGGAACCGTGCGGTTTTCTGCGTTGTCGAACTTGTAAGTCTTATTGATACGAGGCCATAGGGCTTCTACGTTGTTGATAAGGTATTGATTATTTGTAGCCATGTTTATAAATCCTAGTAAATTAATTTGCGTTTAACTCAAAACCTTCCACTACCGAGAATGGAGACACAGGTTCACTTGTTACAGGTACTGACATAGTGATTGCTTGTAACGTATCTTCGTGGTCAATCATAGTAGATACAATTTCAAGCGTGTCTTTATCTAAGCGGTCTACTGGCTTAAAGCAAAGTTTTGGTACAACACTATCACTAACAAAAGAAACTTGAGTAGTAATAGTAACTACAGGTGTATCATGTTTAGCTAACAGTCGTGCATAGTTCTGCATCCCCATGTCCCCCTTGGCAGCACTGCCGAATATAGACGTGGCAGGTATTTGTAATTGATACACTTCTTCGGGCTTATCCCGAAATACAACTGCTAGTCGTTGTGAGAACCGACAAGCCCTACCCCCATACTGACCAGAACCTCTAATGTTTTGAGGACAGTCCATGCAACGCGTAGCTTGCCGTTGCTCTTGAGGTACATCTACTGATGGTACTTGTGTGTCGGAAGACCAACACGTAGGTACCGCAACCCTGTTAGGGTCATACGCATCGCCAAAATAAGCGCGAGATACTGAAGCGGCGTTTACTATAACCACATCCATAGTACTTGAATCTAGAGTAACTTCTTTGCCGTCAGCGATAACATTAAACTTGCTATCACGTATGCTGATTCGGCGTAGTCGATTACTACTCATCAAGCGTCATCATCTAAATCTAACTCTAGCTGCTCATACATCATATCGCCTTGCGGGGCTTGTTCCCCCACCGATACAGGTTTACCTAGAAGTTCTGCTTCTAACTCCGGTAACTTGAAACGGTAAGTGGAGCCTACTTTTATATAAGTATCGCTAGGGATTTTGTTGGTACGTATCCACGCACGGACAGTAGATATAGACACTGCAAAGTGGTTTGCTACGTTTTCAATTGGTACGAATGCTGCCATTACTTCCTCCTTACTGAGACTACATACTCTGAGTCTACGTTAAGACCTTTAGGTACAAGGTCAGGGTTTTCCTCTAAAAAATCCTTCATGTTCTTCTGATTAAGTCGTTTGTCTAGCAACTCTGGAACTTCATGCTCTAAAACAAATTCATGCATGTTGCTCCAATCGCTAGTCCAGTACCTAGTCTTGGCAGACCTATAAAACAATCCGGCTGAAGTTTTTACACTATCTACTCCCTGCTCCTTACAGTATCCCAACAGGGCTTTCTTAACCTTGTCTAACTGCTCAGTTAGTTTGTCGTCCTTCTCTTTAAATACCGTCGAAAGCTCCGTACGTTTATCCTTTATCTTTAGATAAACCTGAGTTAACTGCTCTGCGGTAGGCTTGCTATCACTCATTACGCTCTCCTTTTGTTAAGGGACGTTCACTTTAGTAGCTTATTATTAGCTAGTCAAGTATTTCTTTGTAAAGATCAATCATCTTTGTGTGTATGTCTATTCTGTTATCTAGTAATGCGTAAACACGTTTCTCGGCGTGTGAACCTTGTAGCTGCACGACGGTACATTTGTGGTCTTGCCCTGACCTGTGTACACGAGCGTTGGCCTGAGCGTATGTCTCTAGGGAACTTGTAGGTGCCCACCATACCACTGTGTTTGCCGCAGTAAGAGTTACACCATGCGCCGCTGATTGAGGTTGTATTACTAATACGCGGGGGTCATCGTTCTCTTGGAACCGTTTAAATATCTCCGTACGTTTACCAGCAGGTACGTCCCCTCGTATTACTTCTGTGGGTATGCCGTCTGCCCGTAACTTACTAGTCAGTAAATCAATGGTGTGCTTGAAGGGGACAAAGACTAATACTTTCTTACTAGACTCATCAATAACTTCTCGCAATACTTTATACCGTGGGGATATATCGAACTCTATCGCATCGCCCGTGTCGGTATACACTGCTCCCGCTGATATTTGTAGCAACTTGTTCATGTTAACCGCCGCGTTAGCCGCTGTTATCTGCTCCCCTGCCGCTTGCATGACCATCTTATTCTTTAGTTCTTTGTAGTATTTCAATTGCTGGCGTGTAAGGGGTACCTCCCTATTGACGTACACCATAGGCGGTAAGTCTAGACACTCATCTTTGGTAAACCTTATGGCAGGTTGCAGTACCCTATGCACTGTTGTCGTGGCGTCTTCTTTAGGTGTCCACTTAAAGTTAGTTATCTTCCGCATTACTTGATCACGGAAAGACCCGAAGAACCTAGGCACTCCATTAGGGTTAACTAGTTTAGCTATACCATACGCATCCGTAGGGCTTTGTGCCGCAGGTGTACCTGTCATCATCCAAAGCCACGTGCTTGGCCCCACTAACTTGTTCAAGGTCTTCCATCGTTTGGTCTGTGGGTTCTTATAGTGAGTAGCCTCGTCAACAATGATTAAGTCGAACCCTCCATTGGCTACCGCGTCAGCCACAATCTCTACCCCGTCATAATTTATTATCACGTACTCAGCGTCACCTTCTATTATCTTAGCGCGTTTAGCCTTGGCCCCATACGCAACGTCTACCTTACGGTGCATAGCGAAACTAAATAAGTCATTCCTCCATGCGGAATCCATAATAGACAGAGGGCATATAACTAGTACTCTTCGTATTGCCCCCTGCTTCATCAAGTAATCAGAAGCCCATATAGCACTGGCTGTCTTGCCTGTACCCTGCTCGTTAAAGCAGAATGCCTTGCGGTTAAGAGTAAAGAAACTAGCAGTGGTCTTTTGGTGGTCAAACGGGGTGTACTTGCCCGTCCACTTGTACTTAGATTCTATGGGGGAGGGGGCGTTTATGTTCATGTTACGTAGAACTTGTGTTTCTTCTAGCCCCCAGTTAACAAGTACTTGGTTGTTCGGCAGTTCTCTGCTCTTTGGTATTACTGCTGTAACCTTTGCGGGGTTACGTAACGTAAGTAATAACGCCTTACCATCTACTATCTTCATTTGTTGCTCCGATGCGAAATAGCATGAAGTGGGTGTCCACGTCACACTGAAATATAATTACTTGTTAACACATTAAGGTGATAACACCTACATATTCTGTTAATGGGTAGACTGAATAACTGAATAACTGTACAGCCCAGTCAGGTCGGGGCTTTGCTACCTACGTAACAAAAATGTCTCCGCCATACCGTTTTAGTAGCCCTGCTTCGTCCACAGATAGGGCTAGGTCTGCATTATGTAGGGACTAGATATGTTCTCACTAGCCCGTTAGACTGCTCGATTTTATGACGCTGATTCTAATGCCTAAAGGAGTGGCACGCCATCATTTAAAGACGCATCAAGCACGCGTCACACACACACACACACACACACCACAAATTATTTATCTAGGCTTTTTACTGCCTTTTCTTTGGTAGTTACGGCTACGGTTAGTAGAACTATCCTCTACTGTAACACCATCTTTATTGCTACCGCCTCTACTTAGTGCCTTGTTGTGACTAACGTCTTTACCTTCACGCTTATCGGCTTTGCCGTTGTTGTTATCATCTTTACCTTTCTTATCCATAGCACGCCTAGCGCGTTGCCGCTCCATACGAGCTTCGTGTGCGGGGCTACCTACGGGAGGGTTCTTTTGTTTCTTACGATCTGCTTTATTCTTATACGGCATTAGTTTCTCCCGTTATGTACACATTCTGTCACAATACAATGGCGTCTGCATAGTCCGCTTTGGTGCGCGTTCCATACATCATTATCAAAGGCTTGCTCCATGCGGCTGTAGTCTGATAACCACTTAGCCCATAGCTTAGACTCGTCCTTCTTGTAGTACTTGTCCTTTACAAGCTCGTTACATACTACAAACAACAACCCGCCCTTCACTGTCTCTAGCTTTGGGTACATCTTAAACAAGCTCATAGCCATTAGTTCTAGCTGCCCTTTGTCTGCGTACCTAGTGTTCTTACTAGTCTTGTAGTCTACCACGTAAGCTGTTTTGGTGCGTTTGTTTAGGATAACTAAGTCGGCAATGCCCCGCCACCACACAGAGTCATCTCGGAACCCACATGGTTCAAGGTTCTCCGTAAGCCCCATCTCCAGCTCACAAATCTTCTCGCCTTCTATAGCATTCAAGGCATCCAACACGTCTTTGCAGTACCCGTACTTCTCAGGTAGTGGAGTACCGTCCCTGATATATTCTTCAGCGGCCAAGTGTACAGCAGTACCATACAGCATAGCTTCTGTCTCAGGTTCCCTGTAATTCTTCGCTACCTTTAGATGGTAAAACTTCTTAGGGCATTGTTCAAACGACTTAATCTTTGAGAAAGACCATGGAGATATACTCATTCTTTTTCCCCTAGCATTGTTGCGGCCACTATTAATTCCTCTATAAGAGAGTGTAGCATGTCAGGGGTTAAGATTATTCTATCCTTGTGAGTTGTGGCCCCGTCTACCTCCACTTGCTCTACAAGTATAACGTCTTCCCCGTTGCTGTCCTCCCCCACAACTATAGTTAAGTAGCTGCCCTCTGTTTCTAAGGGAGGAGAAGTTGACTTGCCTTCCCTAAACTTGTTTATGTCCGTTATATTAGACATAGGATATTAACTCTAAGATTATAAATGTACCAAGTATCCCTAGCGTAGCTAGTAAGTGTATTCTGTATACAACCAGAGGTTGTGACATGTACTCCCTAAATGCTATGCCTCTATCGCGCAGGGTTACAAATTCTGATTGCCCCTTTATGTCCTTACTAGCCTTTAAGATGGCCTTATCAGCCGCTTTGTGTGTAGCTGCTACAAACTTATCGAATTGTTTTTTAGTCACCTGCTGCTTCTCCGTATGATTTACCGTTGTCTGATTCACATGTAATAGGCAGACCCTCTGCCCAAGGTGATGTTGCTTTCATACAACCCTCAATGAAGTCGGTTGCCCCTTTAAGGTCGTCCTCTGGTACGCAACATACCACGGAGTCATGTACTGTTAGTGCAACTTTATACTTCTTGGCAATAGCTAACATCTGATCGCCAATGATACACCTAGCTATGGCTTGGCATACATTCTCTGTAACCTTACCGCCATATATCCTAGTGTACCCGCGTCTAGTCTTATACTTAAACTCTGGGCCACGCTCACCTTGCTCATACTGTAAGTCGTCATACCGCATCTTGAGTCCCGATGGCAGTAGCACCCAGCCATTACGCCCGTCCGCCCCGTACTTAACTATACCATCAGGGCCGAAACTACCTGAGTTACCGCGAGACATCTCTACTAACATGTTCTGGCAGTCGCGCCATAGGGTGTTTATCTTCCAGTTTGAGTCGCGGTAAATCCTAATAATTCTACGCGCTTCCTCGACATCCATTTGAGTGCCAAAAGATTTTAGTTGTTCCGCAAACCGCTGCGCTCCCATACCATACCCGCAACCTAGGATAGTAGTCTTACCTACGAACCTCTGCGCCTTTGTTACCTTGTCTTCTGGTATGCCATATATCTTAGCCGCCATAACAACGTAAACATCTTCTCCGTTGGCGAACGCTTGTACTAAGTCATCCTGCCCTGCAAGCCACGCTAGTACACGCGCCTCAATCTGGGAGGAGTCACAGTCAACCATAGTGTAGCCTTCGGGGGCAAGCATACTGTTCTTCAGCTTCTTACCATTCACACCACGACTAGGTAGGTTCTGAATGTTTATCTTATCATCACCTCCCCACCTACCAGTGTGCGCAGCATAGTACCGGATAGGTACTGGCATAAGCCCACGCTTGGCTATACCTATAAACCTCTCAGTACGTGATTCTTCTAGCGTACTCTTGGTACCTAACCGTGATGTAACGAGCGCCTGTACCCGTGTGTCCTCATGCTCTAACAATGCCTTGAACTGTTCATCGTTCTTGGCAAACGCGAATGTTTCCTTGCCTGTAGTAAGGCTGATCTTCGTAGGGGGTATAACGCCTAGCCCCTCAAGCAATTCGGCGAACTTAGGATTGCTCATAAGTTCTTTCTTAGTAACACCTGAAGATGTTATCAGGTCTTCCTTAATCTGTTTGGTATCTTCAAGGTGTTGTTCCAGTAGGCCTAAGTCCAACTCCAGTACAGGCTCCACGAACATACGCAGTGTGCAGTCTATAAGGCGTAGCTCAATCTTAGGAAAGCCCCTGCCCATCACATTAAACAACTTGTATGTTAACTCAACATCATTGATGCAGTAGTCCCCATACTTGTCTAACTCTTCGTCAGTGAAGTCCAACCTACGCTTGCCTATGGCGTCTAGTACTTCCGTCCCTTTAGTACCAAGGCCATATCTCTGCGTAAGCGCATGGAGAGAACCGCCAACTTCGACACCATGTAAAGCGCGAGCAATACAAAGAGTGTCAGTGAGGACGCGAGGATGAACATCAAATAGCCAGCTAAGAATAGCACCATCAAACAAAGTGTTATGGCATAGAAGTACAGACGTGCCCCAATCAAAAGTATGTAAGTACTCCTTGAGTTCTTCGTGCGTACCACTAGCCCATTCTGTGTCATTGTTATTTACCTTAACGCTTACACCCACTACCTCAAAACGAGGGTCACGGATGTAGGCTTCTGTCGTCATCTTACGCAAAGAGAAGTCTTTGTCGTAGTACGTTTCAAAGTCTACGGTTATTAAATCCATTGCCTACACCGTGCCAACCTTAAACGCTTCGCAAAACGCTTTTACCTCCTCCTTAGATACCCCTGTGTCCTTGGAGGTATACGCTACTGTGTTACTACCCTGCGCAGGGTCAGTAAAGTACTCATATAACCGTCTCAAGTTATCAGAACTAATTTCTACACCATTCAATACATTCATCGTTTGTTTCCTTTTTGGCTTGTTGAATACGTTGTCCCAGTTATCCCAGAACGTCTCGGCTGTTGGACGTTGGCGACTACCCTTACTCATAGTCAGTAACTTCTATTAACTTGTTTAGGTACCACTGCGCCTTCTTGAGGTCTTCTAACGGCTTACCCTTACGCTCGTACCTCCAAAGGTATTTCAGACATGCACCTTTACAGTACCCTTGGAATGCTTCGGCAGTCATGCTTGCTTCTATACCCTCAATGCATTCGATGTTGCCATAGGTGTAGTGACTTGGGCTGTTAACATTGTCTTCCATGCTGCCCTTGAGTGAACTCCACGCTTCTAACCCTGTCTTCTCTATAGCAGGGGCGGCTTCTCGTAATCTATCCCAGTCTTGCGGTGTTGCATCGTTAATACTCATAATTAATGTACTCCAAGGATTAGTTCAATATCATTCATGTTATCTTCATTAATTACGCACGCAATTCCGTACGCTTCGCTTATCTCTCTGAGATTTTTTTCCTGTAAAGCTGTTGGCATGTTCTTGCCCGCCTTACATTCAATACCAAAGAACTTACCTTTGTAACAACCTACTATGTCAGGTACTCCGCTCTTACCGTATCCCCCAGTAGCGGGAAAAAAGTAATAACATCCCAACGCTTTCAGTTGCTCAACTATTTTCTTCTTTACTTTTCCTTCGGGTGTCATAGCCATCGATACCAGTCCCCTATTTGTAAACCCAGAATGTATGCTCGTCGATACGCCTCCCAACACCCTCTACAGGTTCAGTGGGAGGTGTTGGGTCACATAGCATAAGAACCGAAAGTCTCTCTATAAGCCATTTCGGAACAGCCTCATTACGAAGATCATATAACCCCTCACATTCCGAGTCAACACAATTCATGCCTAAACACGTTACCTCGATACTATCCTTATACCCCAGCGTAGATACGCGGTAACAGTTAGTCATCTCCATCGGATTGTCCATTATAATGCCTGCGCTACATAGAACACAGCCTCGCTATATCTGTATCCAACTTGCGGTACGTACTCGCCCACTTCACATATAGACAAAGTAGACAACTTACCCATTACTCCCTCCGGTAAGTCATCATAGTAAG